ATATATATATGAATTATAAACTAATATTATTTTTTATGGGTTTATTTATATTCATTCGTGGATTATATAATAACTAAATTAAAATAACATATTATTATATATGATAGATTTAAAAATAATAATTTTATTAATCGGTATTTTCCTATTCACAGTTGGTTTTATCAATCAATATAGACCCGATATAGATAAACAGATTATATATAACATTGTTCCTCGTGATGTTTATGACGATATTTTCTTTTCATTACCTCTTGTACAATATGATAAAGAATTTAATGAATTAGTTAATCCACAATACATATTAAATGATCCTGGAAACTATAATAGTTTATATCTTAATTCAAAAAAACTAAGTAAATACGACTATGACCTTGAAAAATCTGATATAAATAGATCTCATGATTTATCTGGTTTAACTAAAGAACGATGTGAGTCGGAAACAGACTTGAATGGTAACGTTATTAATCAAATAGGTGATTGGAATGAAGAAGAAAACCGTTGTAATATAAAGTATATTACTAAAAAAAGTGAAGGTGATTTCACGACAAAAAAAAAATGGGATAAATATAAAAGAACATTTTTAGATAACCGGGATACGGTTACAACTAACTAACAAGAAAATCTCAAAAAAATATTAATTGATTAAGCAAAATTACCATCAATTTGGCCTCCGATTATTCTATATCTACATATAGACTCTATATATACACTAATATTTATAATGGAGTCAATAGTGATTCTTGTTGTTGAATTACCTGGTATAAAGCCATTAATACTATTGTTTGGGTCTAATGATTGTGTATATAAACCTATACTATCATATTGTCCTAAATTTTTTTCCAGTAATGGTTTAGAGGCTGTAGCCCCCGATAATTCACGGCCACCAAAACCACCATTTCCATAATACTTATAAATATTTTCTCTTGTTAGTTGTTTTATATTATCAGTGATATTATTACTAGAGATATTCATTTGGTGTCCATCAATAGTAATACCAATAGATGCCTGTATCTTTACAGGTGTTGATATCGATAAACTAGCAGACCAACTACCAGAAACGGTGTTAATAGGGCCAGCAAAGAATATAGACCTTATAGGTAGTCCTCTATTTGATAAATCGCTATTGGCGCTAACATTTTGGACCTTGAAAAAAATATAATTGTCTGTATTGTTTACTATTCTTCTTTTTTCTTCGTTTCCCAATATTATAGTTTCTATTATTAATGACCTTTTTAGTGTGGCGGGTTCTTTAAAAGATCCTATCTGACTGACCTTATTATATGTGGCTACAAAACTCACCTCAGTATTGTTTAGGGCACATATAGGAAAAGATTTATCATATGATTTACAAAAATCAAAATCTGGTCTTGTAAAAAAAACTCCTGAACTACACGATACCGATATATTGGAACCACTAACACCACCAGCAAAACACATCATATTATAATTATTACCATTATTTACTGTCAAAGAACTATTTAATGTTAATTCAGGTGGACAGATATGATTATCTTTTATTATAGGTATATAAGGGTTTTCTAATTCAGCTATTAATTCCATTGCTAAACCATCTATACTGTATAAATCTCTACCACCAACCTTTATAGAAATATTTTTTATCAGGTTATTACCAACATTCGCATATATTACATCAGTTGATTGCAAACCAGTAAATTGATGTTTAATATATATATCAGATATTAAATCCATAGAACCAGATTGTAATTTGTGCGTTAAATTTTGTATAGGTTTGTTCAACTCATTTGAATCCGTTAAGGCGACTACTAACCGTTTCATAAAAAAAGTATGTCTACGGTATACATTCTTAAAGTATGTTATTTGAGGATTACCTGTTAACTCCATATCATATTCGTTTCTATTCAACTCCATTTATAATTTAATATATTTTATTTACATTTTTATTACGAATATATATTCCCACCTAATATCACAGGACCACTCTTTTCTTTATTAAATTTAATAATACAATAACATAATAAAAATACAGAGTGTCCATCTAATCCCACTATTTTAATTTGATTTGCTGAAGAATTTATGTTCCCATTTGGAGAATTATCTTCACCACTTAATCCTTCATTTAAACCAAAAGTATAATAGGATATACTGTCATCATTAAATATATTACTACCATTAAAATCACGTCCACATCCGGGTAGCCCTGCCTTTTTAGGGAATACTCTTGTAAAAAAAACACTTTCTAAATCTTCAACTAATTTTATATTATTTACTGAAATACTAATAGCATCTTTTTTAACTGAACTATCCCAAATAATTGATTTTATATTTTTAAATCTATCTATCTCTATTTCACCATTTCTTATTGTATATTCTTTAATAATTGTATAAATATAGTCATTAGATGACCTTTCAAAACGTCTTTTTTCTTCTTCACCTAATTTTATACAATCTAATATTAAACCTTCATAAATCGGGTTTACGTTATTAACCGTTTCATCGTAATCTATAGTGAAAATTAACTGATTACCATCATTAAATAAGAAATAAGGTAAAGCATGTCCTATATTTTGTGAAAAAGAAAACGGTATAGGTAATTTAATATCGATCGTTCCAGTTTGTGATCCTGATATAATATTATCATGATTAAATACACCACCCGAATACGATAAGGTATTTAATTTATTTCCTGACAAGACTTCTATGGTGTTATCATTAGTTAGTGTATATATTGAATATAAATTTAATGGTGTATGTAATTGGTTATATTTTTCAATATAACTACCAGATATTTTTTCTATAGGTTTTGTGCCACCACCAAAACTATATTCAATATTTGTCAATATGTTTGTACCTATATTGGATAGAATCTTGTCGCTACCGTTCCCCGCATATTTTGTATGTAATGTAACACTTTTTAATAAGTGATATTCGTGTGATGGCATTTTTAATTGTTTTGTGAGGCTGTCTAAACTTTTGGATATTGAATATTGTGTAAATTGACTATGTCTTCTAAATACAGAGGAAAAATAACTTATTTGAGGATTTCCGATATATAATAGGTCTTCTGGTCCTATTATTTTATTTAAATTGAAATTAAGAGAACTCATGTTAATATATGTATTATTTAAATATTATAAATTATACGCTAATGAAACTTGACCACCCATAAATCTCAATATATTATAATTTACACAGTAAATATGTAATTTAACTAATTCTAGAGAAGTATCTCTCTTTAGTTTTACACTATCTATTTTTGAAAAATTACAAGTTCCACTTGGTTGATGCTCCTCTGGTTTTAAAGCAAACGAATAAACAGCTATCGAATCTGGACATGAAACCGATCCATACCCTGAATGATAACGTTCTACATTATATCGTGTAAATTGTTGTAGAGGTTGAGGTGTTGACCTTTCTATACCATTTAATGAAATTGACCAATTACAGTTATCCAAACAACTTGGTGTACTTGGTCCTAATAAACCCACTACAAACTTACCATCCGCCACAAATGAATCGTCCATATCAGCCCCTGGAGACGTCTTAGGACCAAATGCCTTAGATAAACCGTTATTTATAGTTTCGTTGTCCGATAGCGATGGTTGAAATCTTACGCCTGATTTATGAGCCTTCTTACCATTATTCAATGCGATCGTATCGGAGTTGTTATCTGATTTATAATTCACTATGTCTGTTTGTTTAAAAGGTGCGCCAGTCCATATTAATTCTTTAACAGGATGTGAAAATGATGAAATTTCTATTTCATTCGCTGTATCCCCAAGTATAAACTGAACCTGTTCTATCAAATATTCATGTGATACGGAGGCAAACCTTCTTCTTTCATCTGTATCTAAATAAATATAAAGAGCATTTACATCTATATCAAAATTCATTTTTGGGTTCGCAGTATTATCAATTAGAGGGTTTAAATCTGTAAAAACATTTTGGCAATTATTCTCTGCTGATATGGATTCTGAGACGGTACCTGATACTGTTCCATTATGTGATATACCGGAGGCCGAGGTAGCTATCAGTGTTTGGTCGAAATCCCCATCACCTGGTGCTGCAAACATTATTTTCATATAAATATTAGGATTTTGTAGAGCTATTAAAGGGATTGATAGCCCAGGATCTTTTGAAAACCAAAAAGGTATCTCTAACATACATAAACCTAATATTGATTGTGTATAAGATGAATTTTTATCACTAAGCTTTACAATATTATGCCCGGCAGAACTAAAAGCTGTTTGTGAATTTTCGGAAGCCAGTGAAGCATTATCAGAATTTAATTGAGTATTTACTGTAGTTACAAAATCATCCCCATAGTTTTGTAAATATGATGGTTCACAATAGGTGCCTCCACACCTTGATACTCTTTGAAATTTTGTTGGTGGATACCCTATACCAGAACCCATAATACTTGTCAATTTTGTTAATCTATGGTCAAAATAAGTAAACGAAGCCGATGATCCGACCTTACTGGAGTCCTTATTTGTGCTATACTTAATACTATTAGCTACTGCTATATCTAATGCTGATGATAAATGTGATATTGAACAATCATCTATTTGTGTAATATTTGATATTGTTCCGTTTGGATTTGGTTTAGTTAATTCATACCAGGTCTCCATCCAATGACCATATTGTCTATCTATTTCGTGACCATTCATGTTTAACGCTACATAATCTATCAAAGCTGTAGTAGGATTACCTAATCCATTACCTGAATACGCTCTTTGAGCTTTATATATTAATGTCATTTTATGAAATAAATCCCCAAATTTTGGTATTTCTACATCAACTGCTCGGCCTAGTGTTGGAGTCGCTATTGTATTTATTACTATATCTTCCATCGAGAAATTAGTATGTCTTCTATATACAACTTTGAAATATGTTATTTGAGGATTACCTGTTAAATACATATCTTGAGCCCCCGTATTGATCAATTGTAAAGTAGCCATATATTATATTTACATATTTAATTTTTATCATAATTTAACACAATAAATTAGGATAATC